CTCTATAACAAAAAAAGAGACCTCGAAGCGATTATGCGGATCGCGTCGAGGCTCAAGTTCTGCAAATCACACGCAATACAAAGCGATATAGCAAGTATATCAGAACTCGAAAAAGTTGTAGCACGCATATCCGAACTTGAAGCGATGATCGGCAAACGGAAGGCCGATCTTATCGCAGAGTCCAATGCGCGATATCACTCTCAAAAATAGCCGCGTATCCAATGCGGACGTTGTGCGGATGCTGCAGAGTTACAAGGCAAACGTGCAACGTTATCTCGGCTGCCGCGTGCATCTGGCCTTGTTGCCTTCCGGTGAGATTGACTGGTATCTGAGCGGGCATCCAAACGAGCTCGCGTGCCTGAACGATCAGGTGCGCGCGGGTTTGTTTATCAAGTTCTTCGATCGCTGGTACAATCAGCTCCCGCGAGAGTGCCGCACGATCCTGTTCCACTGCTATATCAACCACGACTTCGAGCCCGCGAATACCATGAGCGCGTGGCTGGAGTACGAGTGGGGCCGGATGAAGTTTCGGACGCTACCGGTGCGGCGCTTGGCCGTGTTGTTCGATTGCTCGACGAGTAAGGTGTACAAGATGAAGCGGTTCTGTTTGGAGAGGCTAACGGGTATAATAAACGAGGAGGTAGAAAAAGAAAAATAGATGTGTTAAGGGAGGAAACGTGATGATATTTATTGGATTAGAACGCTCAGAAAAACAAAAAAAGCTTTCGGAATACTTACAAAACAACAATATCCGAAAAGTGTTCATAATTAGCACTGAGAAAAAAGAATACGATACAGGGAATGTTGAAAAAGAACGGCTGGATTGGTCGGATGTTATTATGTATAAATATTTTTATCGGTTGCTTGAAGAAATTGATCCGAAATGCCTTATTGTGATCGATGAAATGATGAGAACTCAAAACAGAAGCGAACTGACGTACAACTGTGCGCATCATTATCTTAATCAAACCCCGCATCGACTCATATTTGAGTATTTTCCTTTTATCGAACAAAAAGACGATTTTTTGATATTGCTTGATTTTCAAGATAAGCCTAAATATCGCGGGAAAGGCTTTGAGTGGGGGATGTTGAAAGAACAAGATATAAGAGTTAAAAAAGCAGAAATGAAGTTCGAAATACTACCGGTTCCAATAAGCGCTGAAGAAAAAGCAGAGTATTTTCAAAAGAAAGAAACGTTGTTTGCCGAGCTCGGCAGTAAAAACCCAGACACGATCCCAAGGAATCTTCATGTTTTTGTCGGAAAATACAAAAAGAGGAACTTATATTCCGGGAAAATATACGTTGCGAGAAACTCTCGTTTTAACATGCTTAATGTGATCACTTATAAAAACCAATCGACTGTTTCAGCAATTATTATCGACTTCCCGCACAGAAGAATAGACTTCAACGATTATCTCAAACGAGTGACGCCCCCCATGGTTTCTTTTTTGTCTACCGGTTTGCCCGTTGACAATTATTATGCTGAAAGTTTTCGGAAATGGCTTGAGCGATTGGAGGAGTTTTATGATCAGGCAAGTATATCAGAATGAAACGGTATTAAACGCTTCCAGACGTAGAATAAGTTATGTGTTTGATGAGTATGACAACATTGTCGTGTCTATAAGTGGTGGCAAAGATTCGACGGTATTGGCGCATCTTGCGTTGAAGGAAGCGAAAAAACGCGGAAGAAAAATTGGGCTGTTTTTTCTCGATGAAGAAGTGGTATATGACAGCACAATAAAACAAATAGAATACCTCATGAACTTGTTTCCAAACAACACTATAAAACTGTGGTATCAGATAGAGTTCAGGCTGACGAACGCAACGAGTTTGAAAGAAGGGCAACTGATTTGCTGGGAAGCCGGAAAGCATAAAATATGGATGAGGCAAAAAAACAAAGAATCGATACAACATAAATCTTGGGACAAAGAAAAAGAAACAGTAAGAGACAAAAACAAAGGGTTTGGGTTTTATGATGTGCTCGATAATTTTCAGAACAATCGGCCAAACACTGCGTTTATGGTTGGATTGAGAGCGGTGGAAAGCATGAACAGATGGCGTGCCGTTTCTAAAAACCCTGGATACAAGAAGTGCTTTTGGAGTACAAAACTTCAGAACGGGAGCGCCGCTTTCTATCCTATATATGACTTTAATTTTCACGATATTTGGAAGTACATTTACGATGAAGGGCTTAAATACAGCAAAATATACGATTATATGTGGAAAAAAGGGACGCCTTTGAACGAAATTAGAGTGTCAAGTTTGATTCACGAGAAATCGTTTAAGGCGTTGGTTGATCTGCCAGAGTTTGAACCCAAAACTTATGATCGGCTTCTTAAAAGAATCGATGGCATTTCTATTGGGTCTATTTACGGGAAAGATCGCGCAATGTTAAAAGCCCAAAAGCTGCCGAAGAACTACCGCAACTGGCGCGAGTATAGAAACTTTCTTTTGGCAACTTATCCAGATGCAGATAAGAAAACCATATTCGAAAAAAGGTATGCGCATCAGCTTGATAATGATTATGTTGCCAGGCAACAATGCAGACAGCTCATTCTTAACGATTATGAAAATAACCTGCCGATTGATAACAAGCCAGACCCAAGAATGGAGGAATTAGAAAAATGGAGGGAGATATTATGATGCTTGAGAGCAATAGAGGAAAGATTCCTGCCCCGTGCATGGATGTGGTTTTAATCCCGGCAGCTAAGCTTAGAGCCAATAACTATAACCCGAACAATGTTCCTAAAAATAATATGGATCTCTTAGAACAATCTATTATCGATAACGGCTTTTGCTTCCCGATAGTCACGATCTATGATAAAGAGGTTGACGAGTACGTTATCATTGATGGATTCCATAGATACACCATACTTACGGAATATTTGGGAATTTCCACCATACCAGTCGTGGTATTAGATCATGACATTAACAAAAGGATGGCTGCAACCATACAATTCAACCGTGCGCGAGGAGTGCATCAAGTCGAACTAATGGGCGACTTGGTACAAGCCTTGATAAGTCAGGGTATGAGCGATGAAGACATCAGTAAACACCTTGGGATGGAAATGGAGGAAGTATATCGGTTAAAACAAATTACTGGTATCGCCGAATTGTTCAAAAACCAGATATATTCTAAGGCTTGGGAAATGGTGGAGTCGTAATGAACTGGGATTATGGTGATGCCTATAAAAGATATCCGATCCCAAAAGAGGGGTGGGTTTTTGGCGACGGAAGTGTTATTAAGACGCATAATATATTCGAACCGTTACCGGATTTTATGAAGTTGGCGGAGGTTGTATTTGTTGATCCGCCTTGGAATCTCGGAAACCTTAATTCTTTCTACACGAAGGCGAGTTTGGAAGATCGGCAAAACAGCTTCGAGAGATTTTATGTTCGTTTGTTTTCATGTGTTAGCGAGATTAACCCTCATGCATTTTTTGTTGTCGTCGGCAAGCAGTACCTCGCGGAATTCATACTTAAAACAAAAGAATTGTATAAATACGTTACATTTTATAACAGTTCTTATTATCATAATGCAAAAAACATTTGTTACATAGTACATGGAACAAAAAAACGAACAAAAAAACTCCCTTTGGAATATTTAGATGAAGAAGATGCAATAAGATGGGTTTGCGGAAATATGTCATTCGAATGGATTGGCGACTTGTGTATGGGGCGTGGTAGCGTAGGGTATTACGCCTGGAAAGCCGGGAAAAAGTTTGTCGGTACAGAGTTGAATCACAAGCGCCTTTCTGTATTAGTGGAAAGAATTAAAAATGCAGGGGCGAAGTGATATGCTGGTAACGAGTTTTTTGTTTTCGGTTTCAGGATCGCGTAACGAACACACCGACATAACTTGCCGTGTTGATAATATATGCGCATTATGCGGATCAAAAAATACCGAAGGGATCCTAAAGAAAAAGATTATATTCGAAGCCTTCACAAACTGGGATTTTCTGTCCCAATCGGATTACCTATGCGTTCCTTGCGCCAATATCCTCAAAGGGGAACTGTCCCGTTCAATTCGCACGTCTTCGTTCTACGCTACTGCCAGTAGAATACAACTGTTCAAATTTCACGATCTATCGCATATGCTCTTCATGAAGCATGATACACCGTTCGTATTGTGTTTTACAAGCAGCTTCAAAAAGCATAACGCTTTCCGGGCGGTGCTCAACGATTCGGATGAGCGTTTTACCGTACGCTGGGAAGACCGTGCGATAGAGATTAACCGCAAAGAACATACACCGCTGTTCCGCGTATGCGTCCACCTCTATTACGGAGGATTTACCAAGGAAGAAATATCCAACAACACGTTTGCGCTTCATCGGTGCATGAAGTACGGCATTGACAGATTTGACGAACACTACGAGATTATCAAACCTTATTTTCGATCAAACCTGCTGGAATTTCTGTGTGAAGCCCTACCATCCAGAAAGCGAGAAGTTTACGTGAAGATAACAGCTGAACGTGAAAAAGCCGCCAAAGCGGCGAAGGGAGCAAGCAATGGAAGAGAAACGGGAACTGACAAACGAAGAAAAGGCGGTTAGGCTGGCCTATTTTCTCTGGAAGAGCATTGACCACGAGGGAATGAGCACATCCCGCCGAATGGGGATATGGGACGAGTTCCAGCAAAAATTGATATATGCGGCAATGCAACAGACACCCGAAGCTATGATCGAGGTTTTTGCAAAGAAGTTTTCAATAATGAGCTACAAGCATAGCGCCATTCTGGCTTTCATGACTCCGGAAGCAATTGATCAAATACGCCGGAATCCCCGGAAAATCGTGCTGCTGCTGCGCGTAACAATCGAAGAGGAAAAAGCAGACTACAAAGCAAAGGGTGAAGAAAAAGCTGAAAAAGAAAAAGCAAAGGAGCGTATGAAGCGCATGAATGCTGACTGGGAACAATTCATTAAAGGGGATGAGAAGAATGAATAAGAGCTATACGTTTCGATATGAAGCGCTAACGCCTATCAGCCACGGAGATGAAGGCACACTATCCACGATTACGCCGTTCAGAAGGCAAAGAGTGTACTGGAATGGCGAATACTACGATATCCCGGTTGTAAGCGGCAATTCATTTCGTGGAGGCGCATTACGGCGCAAGGGGATGAAACGATTCTGTGATCTGCTCGGGCTTAAAAAAGAAAGTCTGCGGGCGAAGCCGTACTATCTATTGTTCAACGGTGGGGCTTTATCCAAGGGTGATTCGGATGTTTCCATCGGGGCAAAAAAAGAATTCCGCAGAATACTCCCGCTCGTCTCCATCTTCGGCGGAGGCATCGATAATATGCTTCTCGAGGGGCGCATGCAGATCGGATTCATCTACCCAATAGGCAAGGAAACACAGGTTATAACAGGGATCCACTCGGATCGAAGCGTGTTTGAATTTCTGAACACGGTGTTCTACACTCGGCGGGATGACTATATGCCGGAAGACCTCACAATGAAAGAGATGACCGTACAGATGAAATATGAGTGTGAGATCATGATACCGGGTACAAAGTTCGTTCAGCAGGTGACGGTAACCACCGATGAAGAGCTTGAGTTATCTGCGTTCGGTTTTCTGATGAAGATATTTCAGGAAGAACCGCATATCGGTTCAAAGGCGAATGTCGGGCACGGGTTCGTAACGTTTGAACCCAGCGCACCGTTGCCGGATAGCAAACCGTTTGAAGACTATGTGGAGAACAACAAAGAGATGATCATATCTTATATACGCAATTTAGCGTAAGGAGGTGACAGCAATGGCCAAACGTATTATCAAAGCGGGTAAACTGACGCCGAATGTCAAGCTCAAAACAGCAAAAGATAGTGGCGGTAAAGTTACTGGGAGATAGCAACGTGGAAGAAGATTTGTTATATGCGAAACTACCTATCTATAAGAAGCGGATAAAACAGGCCCGGGAGTACGTCTCCCGGTGTCTGGCCGCATCATATAAACCGTGCGTATCGTTTTCCGGTGGGAAAGATTCTTCCGTATTACTCTCCATGGTTATCGAGCAACGCCCCGACGCGATGGTCGTTATGTACGATTCTGGCGCGGAGTTTCCGGAAACATTTGATATTATTGAGCAAACCGAGAAGCGTTTAGGCATCACGATATATATTCTCGAGCCGGAGATGAGCATGTTGGAGCTCAAGGCTTACGCTGATGTTAACGGGCCGATACACATAAGCGAGTATAAGCGCGTGTTGATCGAGGATCCATCTCGTAGGATTGCTACCGAATATGGGTGTGACATGTTCTTTATTGGGCTTCGCAAGCAAGAGAGCAACTACCGGCTGTTTGCGTTAGCACGGATGAAAGAACCATATTATTACAGCGAAAAGATGAAGTTTTTCATGGCTTACCCACTCATGAACCTCAAAGGGGAAGATGTCTACGCGTATATTGCCGAGAACCGGTTACCACTGCATCCGTACTATACTGACCCACGGATACACCTCGATCGGAATCTTCGCCGTGTATCGGGATGGGCTGGAGACACCGCGTCGAGCCAAGGGCGCTGGTTATGGCTAAAATTTACTCATCCGGAGTTGTATGAACGACTGTATGCAGCCGATGAAAGGGCAGGGTGGTATATATGAAGAATCTAAGAATAGAGGCAATATTAGTCTCACCTGTAATTATGTACGAACCGTTGCATCTCGATTCACTGTTATCTTACGCCAAAAACATTATGCAAGGTCGAAGAGAAATACCACAACGAAAAGAAGACGCAACGATATTCGATGATTTGCCGTTGATGCGGGTTAACGACGTATGGTGTTCGAGTGCCGGGTTCGTTGTTGGGCGAGATTCAAAAGAAGTGATTCACAAAAAATTCGAATATGCTTATGAAGATATGATCGATTTTGAAGGCAAACGAGAATCTATATTTACAGGGGGGCTCTATTTTAAGAATAATGCCCGCCCGCTGATTGTGACAACTGCGGAGAAGATAATTTGGTTTGTTATCGGGGATCCGTACGGGATTACGGAATTGCTTGATGTAGTAAGACAGATAGGTCGAGGAAGAGCCGTCGGATATGGTGAAATCAAAACATGGCGATATTATGAGATAGCCAAAGACAAGTCTTTTTTTACCGGAAGCAAAGCTATGAGAAAAATACCAGTTGAAATGGTGCGCGGCATAACATCGAAAATAGAACGCTGCGGGTATAAACCGCCATATTGGGACAGAAGCGTATATAAACCATGTTACGTGCCAATTTGGAAGCATCGGGAGCCGCGGGAGTTTGAGGTTTACACTGAAGAGTGTTTCTGCGTCAGCGAGAATAGTGAGATTGCATGATAAGCTTACGAATAGAAGCAATACTGCAATCGCCAATCGTACTTTACGATCCACTGTTCTTAGATAGCCTCCTAACCTTAGCGGTACATATCAGGGGTGGGAGATACGAATCACCGATGAACTATGAGGATATTGTGTACGTAGACATCCCGATTGAGAAATATAAAGATGTTTGGTGCGCCAGCGCGGGAATGTTCTGGTCACGAGAATCAAAAGAGGTCTGGCACAAAAAATTCGCATCAGAGTACGAAGAGATGATCGATTTTGCCGGAAACAAAGAAGCAATAGAAACAGGTAACGGCCCGTACAGAGCGTATGCAATGCCACTGATAGTAAGTTCAACCTCGAAAGTCGTGTGGTTCGCGCGTGGGGACAAAGAAGAGGTTAAAAAGTTGCTGCCCTATATTACTGCGTTAGGTAAGAAACGTGCGATCGGATACGGGATGATCTTAAAGTGGAAGATAACCGAGATAGAGCAGGATCGCTCGATAACGATGCCGGGAGGCGTAGCACGGCACATACCGGTAGAATACGGAGATTATCCAAACAGCAAACGAAATGTATCATATAGGCCTCCGTACTGGGATCGGAGATATTTCACGGAGTGTTATATCCCAACGTGGCGATTTGCGAACGGAATTGAGTTTGAGGCGTATACTGGTGAGCCTACTCTGCTGCCTCCACCACCGCCGGATGTTGGCGGGTAAGGGTACCTTATGCTCTTTGTTACAGGCCACGCAGTACACAGATTCATAGAGCGAATCGCCCCGTACCTCACGTACGAAGAGGCGGAGGCGATCATCCTTGAGGACATGAAGAGCATCAGACGTGAGAGTATCAAACCATCCAAGAGTAACTACTACGTTAGAATCCGCTCGAAGTATCTCGGGAAGCAAGGCAGCCCTTACCGATATCGCATGTTCATCGCCCCGCAGGAGCAAACACCCGAGAAAGGCTATCTTGTAGTCACGATACATCGAGGATAAAGAGGCGCGGAAGCGCCTTTTTTATTGCATAAAAAATGGAATAACGCGAAAAACGGAGGGATAACGAGTTTATCTTAGTATACTTTAGTTTCGATACGTTTACCACGAACAATCAAGGATAAACCTTTATATTCGCAAAGATAGCGTGTTGCGATATGCGTGAGAATCGTTTATACTATGTATGTAAGAGGTTGATAAGGGTCGTTGAAAAACGAATAGGAAGGAAGAGAGCAAAGAAAAAAACAAAAACTTAGGAGGTAACAAAATGAAAAAATTAGCAGAAAAGACTTTTTACGTAGGCAATATGACCGATGAGGAAGGGGAACAGTTCAAAGCAAAAGCCGAAGCGTTATTAGCGAAAGAGTTAACGGAATACGAATTCACCGTCTCCATCGCATATCTTGAAGGGGAAGAACCGACAGTCGTGGCCGAGATTGAGAAGGGCGATATGAGAATAGACGAAGACCTTGAAAAGAAGATAAACGCAATTATAAACAAAATCCAATAAACCAAACCGGGGCCGAAAGGCCCCCACATTGAGAGGAGGAGAAGAAATGGAGCAGAATGAGAACGAGTACGGAACGGTAGAGCTGAACGGGAAGAAATATATGTACTTGGTGAACGATGAATACGTAGAGTATCTCGGAGATAAGGATGGAAATGTTTACAAAGGCAGTTATGAAAGTGGGAAGTTGAAATCAGTAACGCTTGTAGCATCGCCAAAATCAAACGTAGAGAAAGCCATTTTATCACACCTCTGTGCTACTGAGTTGCAAAGGGAATTTTTAGAAGGCTTGCCGATAAAGTACGTTGAATCCCTTGGGATTGACTGGGGTGATTGCTACCCCGTATGTTATGACGAAGATTTGACAGTTGATGATGTTTTAGATTCGAATAGTTGGTTGTTGTGGGAAAAAGCGAGCGGTGAAGACCTTGTGATCGACGATTCATACGAATACGCACGCCCGAAAACCAAAAAGGAAAAAGAAGAAGAATAAAAGGGCGCATCTGCGCCTTTTTGAGGTGATGACATGGAATTGATAACGGCTACCGATTACGCAAAGAAAAAACGAATCAATAGAACGGTGTTGTTGGAGATCATCAAGTTTCTCGACCTCCAGCCCGTGCAGACGATCGGAAACGCAAAGATGTACCCGACGGAACTCTTCGACCGGATGATCGAGGCGATAAAAACGATACCACTTGACAAAAAAACATAATTGTGGTATTATCGATATAATAGCCGCAGGTATGATAATACCGCGGATGAAATATGAAGAAGGGCCTCCGGGCCCTTTTTTGTTGCGGAATTTTATGGGCGATGGAGGTGATACCGTGCCCGCAGGGAGAAAATCAAAATACGATCCGGGGATGATTCCCGCCGTTGAAATGTGGGCTCGGGACGGTCTCACGGAGGAAGAGATCGCGCGAAAATTAGGCGTTGGACATACGGCGTTCAACGTTTGGAAGAACAAACACGCGGAATTTGCGGAAGCCCTAAAAACAAGCAAAGAAACAGCAGACGCACGCGTTGAGAAAGCGCTCTATACGAAGGCATTAGACGGCGACACAACCGCGCAGATATTCTGGCTAAAGAATCGGCAACCAGGAAAATGGCGAGACAAACGAGACATCGGCGTTGAGGGGCAGATTATAATAGAGGCAGCGTTCGAGGATTATGACGAAGACAGCACCGACAAAGAATAGACGCCCTGACGCAATAGTTAACTTCGGCAAAGTCGAGCGATGGATAAACCCCGTCTACCTACCGATCCTCGCGGATCGATCACGATACGAAATCTACTACGGCGGGGCCGGGTCTGGCAAAAGCCACTTTGTCGCGCAAAAGATCATCTACCGAACACTCAAAGAACGCGGACACCGGTATCTCATCGTACGCAAGGTCGCGCGAACCAATCGGCACAGCACGTACGATCTTTTGCGAAGTGTTATAAGCGGATGGAAGCTGAACCCGCTATTCAAGATTGACAAGACGGAGCTTGACATCACGCTACAAGTGCGCGGCATCTCCGAGAATCAGATACTCTTCACCGGCCTTGATGACGTGGAAAAGCTCAAATCCATCACCGGCATAACGGACATCTGGATCGAAGAGGCGAGCGAGATAACGCCGGAAGATTTTATGCAGCTCGACCTTCGGCTCCGAACCCGATCTAACTATCCGAACCAAATCATCTTATCGTTTAACCCCGTGTCCGAGTATAGCTGGCTCAAGAAGCGGTTCTTCGATCAACACGTCGAGAACGCCTCGATCCTCAAGACAACGTACAAAGACAACCGATTCCTCGGAGACGACTACAAGCAAGTGATTGAAGGGCTCAAAGACCAAGACCCGACGTATTACCAAATCTACGCGCTGGGCGAATGGGGATCCCCAAAGGGTTTGATCTACACTAACTGGCGGCTCACAAACGAGATGCCGAAAGCCGGAACGGTTACATACGGGCTCGACTTTGGGTTCAACAACCCGACGGCGCTCGTGGAGATACGCGAGTACGACGGCGAGATATACCTGCGGGAACTAATCTATCAGACGCACCTCACGAACGCGGAACTGATCGACAAGATAAAGCAACTCAACGTATCGGGCCGAATCTATTGTGACAGCGCCGAACCGAACCGTATCCAAGAGCTGAGGGCGGCGGGTTTAACCGCGATGCCGGCCAAGAAAGACGTGCTCAAAGGGATCGACTTTGCGAAGAGCCGAAAGCTCCGCGTCTACTCGGAGAGCTCGAACCTGATCAAAGAATTGCAATCGTACAAATGGCGGGAAGACAAAGACGGGCGCGTGCTCGATGAACCGGTAAAATTTCAGGATCACTTGATGGACGCGATGCGTTATGGCCTCTACACAGGCACAAAATCCGAATACACGGCATGGTGATAAGATGGCAG